CCTACGGTTCCAGTAGATCCGCCTACGGTTCCAGTAGGTGGGGTCCACGGCTCCAGTAGGGCATCGGTCTACGGAACCGAAGGTTGCTGGTTCGAGCCCAGCGGGGTGTAGTTCGCCTACGGAACCGTACGCCGGTCTGGGTGGCGAAGGCAAATTGTGTTGATCAGTGGAACGGCTTCCCTACACTCTTGGGCCATGAAGATGCCATTCAAACCAGATCCCAAGAAAACGTACATCTCGACCCGCGAGGCGGCTGACATGTTTGGCTGCACGATGGGCCGGATCCGCCAGCTCGCCCTGGCTGGAGATCTCTGGTGCGGCCATCTCCACGACCGGGCGCTCGTCTACGACCTGGACGAAGTCAAGCGGAAGGCCAAAGAGAAGCAGGCCACCGGCCGCCCGCGGAAGCGCGCCGCCTCCTGACAGAATTGGTCAAGGGACCGACTTGCCCTGCCCGATAGAGTTCTAGCTACAACTCTAGAACAGGGGGCAAGATGAAGATTCAATGGGACGACATTGTGCGGGCGTTGGTGCTAGTGCGGCTCGGCCAAGAGCTCGGCACCGACTCACAGCTCGCCAGGGCCGTATTTCTTGCGGCTGAAGCTGTTCAGTGGGCCACTCGGTTTTTCCCTGTTGACAAGTTTTAACCACATCCCTAGAACAGCCCGCCAGAGTTTTAACCACATCTCTAACGGAGACAACGCATGGACGCCCATCACGCCGAGTACGCCGCAGCCGCCGCCGCCCTGCACGAGCAGACACCGGCCCCTCGCCGCACCTACGCCGAGGGCGATTGGGTGAACGGCACGGCCGGCGGCAAGAAGTTTGCCGGCCGGATCATGGAGATCGACGACCGCCGCGTGTCCGTCGACTGCGACGGCGCGTGGATCGTCTGCCAGCCGGAGGACATCGAGTTCTAGGAGCCCCGGAGGATTCGGGGCGTTGCACGGACGCCAGGGCCGCAGGCCGAGGGACCGGCCGGGGCGGCATTTCTTTCACAACAAGGAGACGACAGTGGCAGGATTTAAGAAAGCAACGAAGGCACAGGCAAACCTCCACGCGGCGATTCACGGGCCGAGCGGAGCCGGTAAGACGTTTACGAGCCTCCGGGTGGCCACGGGGCTATCCGGCGGCGGCCCGATTGCGGTGATCGACACCGAGCGTGGCTCGGCCAGCAAGTACGCCGACCGGTTCGCGTTCGACGTGATGGAGCTGGAGGACCAGTCCATCGACGGCTACGTGGCCGCGATCGGCGAGGCTGCCAAAGGCGGCTACAAGGTGCTGATCATCGACAGCCTCTCGCACGGCTGGCAGTCGCTGCTCGAGGAGGTCGAGAAGCTCGCCAAGGCCAAGTACAGGGGGAACACCTGGTCGGCCTGGTCGGAGGGCACGCCGCACCAGCGCCGCCTGGTGCAGGCGATCCTGAACTACCCCGGCCACGTCATCGCAACCATGCGGTCGAAGACCGAGTGGACGACCGTGGACAACAACGGCAAGAAGTCGCCGCAGCGTGTTGGCCTCGCCCCCGAGCAGGGCAAGGGCATTGAGTACGAGTTCGACCTGTTGGTCGAGATCTCGACCGAGCACGTTGCCAACGTGATCAAGGACCGCACGGGCAAGTTCCAAGACAAGTTGATCGACAAGCCCGGTGAAGACTTCGGCCGGCAGCTCGCCGCTTGGCTGTCCGATGGGTCCCCGTCCCCTGTGGCGTCGGCGCCGACGCCTGCAAAAACCGCCCCGGCGGTACAGGGGGCGGCACCTTCCTCCGATAAGCCGCTGTACGAGCGGATCCTCGACCACATCGCTGAGGCCAAGACCGTCCGGTCGCTCGGCGTGATGGGCGACCGCGTCGACGCCCTGGCCAGCGACGGCCAGCTCACGGCCGACCAGGCCAAGGAGCTCGAGGCAGCGATCGGCCGGCGGCACCAGCAGCTCGAGCCGGAGGTGGCGGTCAATGGCGTGGCATGACTCGTGGACGTTGATGAAGCAGAAGAAGCAACCCCAACAGGAAAGGACTCCTTCGGATGAGATGGAACGTGTTCGAGGAAAGCGACGAGCCGCAGCAGGCGGCAAGGCCCGCAGGCGAAAAAAGCGATTTGCCCGAGGGAGTGCATGATCTCCAGATCAGGCGTGTGGCCGAGGACGACACCGAGGTCCTGATCGAGCTGGCCCACGAGGACCGCGGCTACTGGTGGCCGAAAGTCCAGGCGAAGACCGGCCAGGGCTGGGCCAAGGCCATCCTGCGGACGCTCGCCGACGCGCTCGGCATTGGCGCCGACGACTGGGCCTCGACGGCGGTTGACGACCTGGTCGGGCGTCGGGTGCGTGCGGAGGTCTACCACAAGGTCGACAGAAACGGCCGCACGTGGGTCAACGTCGCCCGGTTCCTGCCGCCGGAGGAGCCTGCCCAGGAGCCCATCAAGGCACCGGCCGCCAGGACGCCGGCCCAGAAGGTGCGGGCGTCCGCACCCGCGATCGGTTCTGACGACATCCATTTTTGAGGTGACTCCATGCAGCTCGTCAAGGAATACGAGACGGCCAACAGCATCGTGCGCGAGTACGAGGGCGAGGGCGGATTCAGGTGGACGACGTTCACGGCGAAGGAACCGCTGCCGGATCCGTCTGGCTGGTGGGAGTCGCCGCGAATCCTGCCGGGCTCGACGTGGGCCAACGCCGCGGCCAGGGCCGGCCAGGAGGACGAGTACATCGACGGTATGCGGTGCCGCTTCGGCGGCGAGTGGTGAGCCAGCGACGGATCGCTGGTGGTTCGATTGGTTCGAGGAGTTTCTACATGTTTCGCAGCCTGTGTTTTGTCGGTCTGATCGCGGCGGCCAATGTGGCCGCAGCTCAAACGATCTGCGTCGAGGGCCGCTGCCTGCTGCCGCCTCGCGTGGTGATCACGTCCCCTGCCCCGGCAAGCGTGGTCGTGTCTGGCAACGTCACGGTGAGCGCCCAGGGCTGGGCCGACCACTTGGCTGCCACCGGGTCGTTCTGCCACTGCAGCCGCAGGGGAGGCGGCTACGAGGGCCTAGGTTTCGGGCCGACTCCGGATGCCGCGTGCCGGCGGGCCTGCTACTGGGGCCAGCGTCGCGTCCGCGAGATCGGCACGGCATGGTGCCCGCATCGGCGCGGGTACGTGGCGGTCGTCCGCTACGAGTGATCTTCACGGCCCGCCCTGGCCCGGCTGCCGTCATCCGGCCGAAGGGGCTCCCCAGCGGGAGAGGGACAAATCCACCGCAGCCGCAGCCCGCAGGGTCTCCAGGGTGAAGCGACCGTCAGCCGCACGATACGCGGCCAATACACAAGGAGGTGTAACCGTGCCCACGAAAGAGCTGATTCCGAAGCGCCGTGTGATCGAGCTGGCCCGCCAGGGCGTCGCCGCGAGGGCGATTGCCCGCCGGCTGGCGGTGAGCCGTGGGGCGGTCTACGCCGTCCTGCGGCAGGAGGTGGCGAAATGTCGCTGACCGAGTGGCTGTTCGGCGGCAACCTGGCCGCCCGCGTGGACGAGCTCGAGGACCAGGCGGCCGAGCTGCGGCGGATCAATCGCCAGCTCACGGCGTCGGTCGAGCTGCAGGCCACGCTGATCCGCAGTCTGCGGGACGTGAACGCGGATCTCGACCGGCGGCTCCAGGAGGCACGGCAGTGAATCGGCCGCACTGGGTAACGCTGAGACGAGCGGAAAGACTGTCCCTAGGCTGACGTGGAGGAGGAACGAGGAATTCCCGTCCATTAACGGATTCGACTACGACTCGATCTAGTAGCAGAAGGAGGCCACGGATGGCCGGTGAATGGATTCCCTACGACGTTTGCCTACCACACAAGCCTGAGGTGCTCGAGCTCGTTGACCGCACCGGCCTCCAGCCGGATCAGGTCGTCGGGCGGCTCCTGATGCTGTGGGGCTGGGCGGCGCTGAACAGCTCGGACGGCACGGCCCGGATGTCGGTCCGGCTGCTGGCGAAGCTGTGCGGCGGCGACGAGGAGTTCTGGCGGGAGGTCGAGTCGGTTGGTTGGCTCGTGATTGACGCGGAAAACGGAACTGTGGCGATCCCGGGATGGGAGCGTCGGTTCTCGCAGGCCGCTAAATCTAGGGCTCTTGCCAACGTCCGGCACCAAGTGGACAAGGCCGGG